TAGGTTTTTCCGAGGCCCAACACCGCCTGACAATGCAATCATTCGGAAAGTCAATTACGACGAGAACAATTTCTTTCCTGACACGTTGGAGCAAGAGCGTCAGCACGACTATAACAACCTCCCAGATATGTACTCACACGTCTGGCTTGGTGAGCATATGCCAATGGCTGCAAATGCAATATTCAACATGACAAATATTCACGAGAACCGCAGAGACGAAGCGCCCCTGATGAACAGGGTATTGGTAAGTGTTGATCCTGCTATATCGAATGAGAGCGGGTCTGACGAGCACGGCATAACAGTCGGCGGCATAGGCGAAGACAAGCGCGGCTATCTTTTGGACGACGTGACGATGAAGGGCTCGCCCCGACAATGGGCTGAGAGAGCTATAGCAACGTATGACCGATACGAGGCAGATGCTATTGTCGTTGAGCGAAACCAAGGTGGCGACATGGTGCGACACACACTTCACACGGTTAGGCCAAACATTAAGATAGTTGAGGTTGTCGCAACGCGTGGAAAGCACGTCCGTGCGGAGCCTATCAGCGCATTATACTCAAGCAACACGATAAGCCATGTTGGGTCGTTCCCAGAGCTTGAGATGCAGCTTTGTCAGATGACATCTGCGGGGTACGAGGGGCCGGGGTCGCCGGATCGAGTTGACAGCGCCGTCTGGCTTTTCACGGAATTGTTCCCGGCGTTGATACGCAAAAAGCCTAAAAAAACGCGTCAGCCAAAGCGTGGGGGATGGATGGCTTGAGAAATATGTGGTTATGTGTTAATTTTTGAAATCTTTTAACGCTTTGAGGGCGAATGAATGGCAATGTACGATGGCGACAACAGCGGGTCTTCCGAAGAAGATCAACTTGAAGACATCCATGAGGAAGCCCTAGAGCAGTTTGAGCAGTCTCAGGAAGTGTGGGAAGAGAACCAACGTCGCTATGAGCAGGACGTGAAGTTTGCCCGTATGGGTGAGCAGTGGGACGACAACGACGCAGAGCGACGACGCCAAGATGGTCGGCCAATGCTGACAGTAAACAGGTTGCCGTCCTTTATCCGTCAAGTATCTAACGACGCAAGACAGAATAAGCCGCAGATCAAGGTTATGCCGCAGGACAGTTCTGGCGATCCAAACACAGCGGAAGTCCTCAACGGTCTAATTAAAAACATTGAAAACATCTCAAAGGCTGACCTTGCCTATGACACTGCAATCGATTGCGCCGCGTCTGGCGGCATGGGGTATTTCAGAGTTGACGTAGACTATAGTGACGCAGACACGTTTGATATGGACATCAGGATCAATCGCATCCTCAACCCGCTGACAGTTTACCCAGACGCCAACTCAACCGCAGCAGACAGCAGCGACTGGAATTATTGTTTCATTACGGAGATGATGCCACTAGACGAATTTGAGGTGGCCTACCCTGACGCAGACCCGATTGACTTCAACGCGGGTTCATACACCGACAGAGAGGCGTTGTGGTTTGAGGACAAGTCAGTCCGTCTCGCTGAGTACTGGTGCCGTAAACAAGAAGAATACGACATTCACCAGCTAGACACTGGCGACGTTGTGACAGACGAAATGCTTGACGAGATGCAGGACACGCTAGATGCTATGGGCATCCAAGTGGTGAAGACGCGCAAGTCAACGAAAAGCGTTGTGAAGCGATACGTTCTGAACGGTCAAGAAATTCTGGAGACCGACGAGTGGGAGGGGTCGTTTATTCCTGTCATTCCCGTTTATGGCGAAGAGGTTTATCATGAGGGCGAGCGACACTTCTACAGCTTAATTCACTTCGCAAAAGATGCGCAGCGGATGTACAACTATTGGAGGACAACAACGACAGAGCTTGTCGCATTGGCTCCAAAGGCACCTTGGATAGGCCCAGCAGGTTCGTTTGATACAGACCTGCAAAATTGGCAAGTAGCCAACACTGAGACACTCCCATTCCTAGAATACGACGGCGATGTCCCGCCACAGCGTCAGCCGTTTGCTGGACCACCAGCCGGGGCGCTACAAGAAGCACTAAACGCATCAGACGACATGAAGTCTGTGATGGGTCTCCACGATGCTTCTATGGGCGCACAGTCAAACGAGATCAGTGGCGTAGCGATCAGCAAGAGAGTGCGCGAGGGCGACACGTCAACGTTCCACTTCATTGACAACATGAGCCGCGCTATTCGTCATGCTGGCATTGTCATCCTTGACCTAATCCCACACATATACAGCCAAGATCGTGTCCTGCGGATTATCGGGCAAGACGAGCAACCGCAGACCGTTCGAGTTAACGCGCCGTTCCAATCTAAAGAAGAGATGCTCCCAGATCATGCGAAGGATCAAATGGAAGCCATCAACAGCGTATACGACTTGCGTGTCGGAAAGTATGACGTTGTGGTCAAGGCTGGGCCGTCATACACGACCCAACGTGAGGAGGCTAGAAACAGCATGATTGCTTTGCTGCAAGCGTTCCCACAGGCAGCGCAGGTCACTGGAGACTTGGTTGTTGAGAGCATGGACTGGCCAAACGCTGACGCATTCGCTAAACGCTTGAAAGCTATATTGCCACCGGGCGTAATTGACGAAGCGCAAGACCCGCAAGCTGCGGCACTCGCAAATCAAGTCAAAGAGATGGACGCAGTCATTCAACAGCTAATGGCTGGCCGTGAAGCAAAGATGGCAGAGATTCAAGTAGATCGTGAGAAGCTAGGGATTGATGCAGCCAACGCTGAGACTAACCGCTTGAAGGCTGAGACGGAGCGCCTCAAGGCTGAAGTCGATGCAGAATACAAGCGTCAACAGTTAGAGATAGACGCAGCAAAGGCAATGCAGCAAGACCCGGTAGACGACACGCCTGTTGTCATTAAGCAGATGGAGTTGAGCCATGACCAAGCGAAGGTTGAAATTGATTCCGCGCTTGAGGAAAGAAAGCTGTCGATTGAAGAAGCGAAGGTAGCCATTGACCAGCAGAGATTAGACATTGAACGGTTCAAGGCTGAAGCTGATGCAAGCGTAATGGTCTCAGAGGCAATGGCACCAGAGATAGACATAAGCATTGTTGACTTGGCTAACGGAAAAGATTTGGAATAACATAAATACAATAGGTGTGGTTCTTGTTGTAGCGGCAGCAACAAGAGTAGCCAAAAATAACGTCATTCCGACGTTGTTACTTATTCTTGCCGATTATTAGGGTTTTTGTTATGATAGAAGAAGAAATGGGTAGCGTTGCAGTTGACACGTCCATGCCTGATGCTGATGAAGTCGAATACGACCAGCCTGATGCAGATGAAGAAGTCACTGGAGAGGACGATAATAAGTCCATTGACACGGAGCCTGACGAATATGACGGCTTCGATGACGACGACGAAGACGACGATGATGAATCTGAATCTGAAGAGTTGTCGGGCAGTGTCGAGATTGAGTTCGACGGCAAGAAGTTTAAAGTTCCGGCAGAAATCAAAGATGCGGTTATGCGGGAACAGGACTACACTCACAAGACCCAAGCGCTCGCAGAGCAGCGGAAGGTCATTGAGGCTGAACAACAGCAATTTCGTCAATATGCCGAAGTGTCAGCGGCTCATTCTGAGAATATGGCAAACATTGCGGCGATTGATCAACAGTTGTCACAATTCCAAGCCTACGATTGGAATGCAGCTTATGACGCAGATTTAGCTTCCGCGACCAAGCTCCGACATCAGATGGAGCAGTTAGGGCAAGCGAAAAACGCTCTCGTGCAAGATGTACAGGTAGCCGAACAGAAGCGTCAGCAGATTTACAACGAAAACTTGGCCACGACGGCCAAGCGCACTGACGACGCGATGCGGTCTGAGATTCCAAACTGGGGCGACGAGCTTAAAACTGAGCTTGGCAAATTTGCAGTTGAGACAATGGGGTTCGATGCAGAATCAGTATCGAAGGCAGTAACACCTCAAGAGATCAAAGCAATCTACTATGCACAAGTTGGGTACAAAGCTATTCAAGCGGCGAAGTCTAAAAGCGCTAAGTCGAAGCAGCCTGTTGAGGCAAAGAAGCCACCAAAGGCAGTTAAAGCAAGGCGACAGAGGGCTCCGTCAGACCTCTCCAAGATTTCCGACCCTGCCACATACAGAGAGGCATACATGGCTCGGAAGCGTAAACAAGGATAACGACTATGGCTAACACTAACCTAACGATTGATATGATCACCAACCAAGCGTTGATGATCCTCCATCAAAAACTTAACTTTATCGGTTCCGTCAACCGTCAATACGATGCAAGTTTTGCAAAGTCTGGCGCTAAAATTGGTGACACTCTCCGCGTTCGTTTACCAAACGAATACACCGTTCGTTCTGGCGCAACACTTTCCGCGCAAGACACGACAGAGACAAGCGTTGCTCTCCCGGTTACAAACCAGAAGGGCGTTGACGTTAACTTCTCATCTGAAGAATTGACGATGGACATCGACAGCTTCTCAGAGCGGATTCTTGAGCCAGCAATGTCAGTACTCGCAGCCAATATCGAGCACGACATGATGGATAGCGTTTACAAAGAAGTATACAACTTTGTAGACAACGCTGGTTCTGCAATGACGTTTGCAAAAGCTCTTGAAGCTGGCAAGCGCCTCACAGACAGCCTTGCTCCATACGATGCGCGTTGCCTTAACTTGGACACGCAATCAAACATCGATATGGTTGACGCTCTCAAGGGCTTGTTCAATGCTCAAGACAAACTTTCTAGCAACTACAAGCAAGGTCGCTTGGCTGGTCCGTTTGCTGGCTTTGACGGCATCTACGAAAACACCCTGTGGCCAACTCATACCTCTGGTACTGACGACGGCACGGGTGATCACCTTGTTGACGGCGCAAGCCAAGTTGGCTCGGCAATCACTACAGGCTCAGAAGGTTCTGGCACGTTGACGGCAGGTGACATTGTCACAATTACTGGCGTTAACCGCGTACACCCAGAGACCAAAGCTGACACAGGCGAGCTACAACAGTTTGTTGTAACTTCTGACTACAGTGCATCAGCAACTACTCTGAACATCTCCCCGGCAATTGTCGTATCAGGTGGTGCTCAGAACGTTACTGCTTCACCAGCAAACGACGCTCCGATTAACAAACTCGGTGGTGGTGCTTCGTCTGTCTACTCATGCTCAATGGCATATCACAAAGACGCATTTGCTTTTGCAACGGCTGACTTGGTAATGCCAAAGGGTGTTGACATGGCTGCTCGTAAGCAGCTTGACGGCGTCTCAATGCGGATCGTCCGTGACTACGACATCAACAACGACAAGTTCCCTTGCCGTATGGATGTCCTCTACGGGTACAAGGCTATCCGTCCACAGTTGGCTTGCCGCATCGGCAACAACTAAGTAGAATGGCGGGGAGGGTTTCCGCTCTCCCCGTTTTCTTTTTTTGGAGGGGTAACATGGCGTCTCGTTGTAAGGTATACCGTAAAAACAATGACGGTGGGTTTGACCAAATGATTGTCAACCGCGCAGATATCCCTTCTGGTTGGTCACCAGACCCAGACGCTGTTGAGAAGCCTACCCCTGTTGTGAAGCCTGTGAAGGCTGTGAAGTCGCGCAAGGGGAAGAAAAATGGCAATAACTAATTATACCAATTTGAAGACAACCCTAGCTGATTACTTACACCGCTCTGATTTATCAGACACGGTGCTTTCTAACTTCGTGCAGTTTGCTGAATCCCGATTAAACAGAAAGCTACGTCTGCTCCAACAAGAGACGACAACAACGCTGTCAGTACCTGCTGGGACAAACACTATTGCATTGCCTTCGGATTGGATTGAGACAATCGACGTTATCCACTCGGATGACAAAGATTCTTTGACGGCTCAGTCAGTCAAGAATTTAAACAGCCAGACAAGTTACGGGTCAACTTCGGGCAGACCAAGACTTTACGCCATCACTAATGGCTACAACTTGCTATTCAATATAATCACAGACAAGGCATACGACCTTTCATTGAACTACTTTAACAAGTGGGACGTTGAAACAGACGACACGAACTGGCTTCTGCAAAATGCACCAGATGCATATTTGTATGCGTCACTCCTTGAGGCGAAAGCATACACCAAGAAGCTGGAAGACGTGGGACTGTGGTCAAGTGGTCTTGACGTTGCAATAAATGACTTAAATCGTAACGACAACCGTTCTCGTCGTAACGCAACTTCCCGCGTTGATAGCGCCATTATTAAGGCTGGCCGATTTGACATAAACAGGGGTTATTAAGATGCTTGCATTCGGTTCTTGGGAGCCTGACAAGGCCGACTATCAAAATCCGGGCGCAACAATCGCGCAGAACGTTCTCTCAACCACAGGTTCATCATATGGGCCTATGCCAAAGTTGTCGTCAGTTGTGGACGCGCTGACTGAGCGGCCAAGGGGCGCTGGAGCGTTCCGTGCTTCGGATGGTACGTTTGCAACATTCGCTGGGGACTCAAGCGACCTATACAAATTAAATGCTACGGCATGGGACGAAATCTCAAAGAGTACTGGAGCTTATACTGTCGCTGCGAAAGACAACTGGGAGTTCATTTCATACGGCAACAGAGTTATTTGTTGTAACGGTCACACAGACCCAATACAGAGCTACGTTATGCTCTCCAGTTCTGACTTTGCTGACTTGGCAGCCGCAGCGCCGCGAGCAAAACACATTGCTGTCATTAATAATTTTGTCATGACGGGGAACACTTGGGATTCAACAGACGGATCGGTTCCTAACCGTGTTTGGTGGTCATCCATTGACGACCCCACTACGTGGCCATCCATAGGGTCAAGCGCGGCAGCGCAAGCTCAGTCTGATCGGCAAGACCTCCCGTCTGGTGGGAAAGTGCAAGCTATCACTGGTGCTGTTGGTGGTGCTGACGGTGCTGTATTTATGGACAAGTCAATATACCGGGTCAGTTATGAGGGTGCGCCGTTGGTCTTCAGCTTTACGGAAGTAGAGCGTGGGCGCGGTGCGTTTATTGCAAACTCTGTTGTCAACGTTGGCCCATTTGCGGCTTACATCGGCGAGGACGGGTTCTTCTTATTTGACGGATCACAATCTCAACCAATAGGGGCGCAGAAAGTTGATGAGTTCTTCTTTGACGATCTGGATTTTAATTACATTGACAGAGTTAGCAGCGGGGCTGATCCCGTAAAGAAACAGATATACTGGTCATACCCTTCGGCCCCTAGCTCTACAGGCGAGCCTGACACGTTGATAGTTTACAACTGGGAGACCCAGCGGTGGACATATGGCAAGCAGAGTTGCTACACGCTGTTCTCAGAGATCACAAAGTCATACACACTAGAGCAGCTTAACAGCTTCGGTAATGTTGACACGATCACAACTTCTTTCGACAGCCGCATCTGGATTGAGGGGCAGCTAGTGTTGTCTGGCTTTGACGCTAATTTCAAGCTGGCTTCTTTTGCTGGTGGTGCATTACCCGCAACAATGACAACAACGGAAGTCGGGGGCATGGAACTGTTCACAAAGCCCAATGAGAGGCTCTACGTTGATGGTGTGCGGCCATACGTTGACGGTGGCACCTATACAGCCAGTTTAGTCTACAGGGACAGCCCCAGTGGCTCTGTATCGACTGACGGGCCTAACTCAGTGGACACTGACGGCATGGCTAACTTCACACGATCTTGCAGATATGCGCGTATCCAAATTGACATTGCAGAAGACGCCTTGTGGTCACACGCGCAGGGAGTTGACTTAGCTGTAACAGAAGATGGTGAGTTCTGATGGCTGTCCTTAATTACACACCGCAAGATGGTGTTCTCCCAGTAGACCAAGAATTAACATTGGATGAGATATTGCAGCTTCTTAATGTCCCGGTATCGCCAGATGGAGAATCTGCGGTAGACTACGCAGATGCAAACCAAGAGATAGCATACACAGGAACCCCAGAAGAAACAGATTTTATGCCTCAAAGAGGACTGCCAACGCCCCCGTCAATCGCTGATGAGATAGCACAGTCTTTTAGAGTTCATGGTAGCGGGTCGGGGAAGCCTGTTACTGATGTTGGGGAACACGGCGTAAGGCAAGGTGGATATGGGGTGTCGGGTGGTGTAGAGGCAAGGCTACCCGCTGATTTTCTAGCTAAAAATGCTCTGCTTGGGGCGTCCCTTGGCGGGTCGCACTATAGAGGTGATGTATACCTGCCACAAGAAATGCAAGACATGGGCGCACCAGCAGAGATAAACTATGGCGACACGTTCATTGACAATGTAGGTCTCAACTACCAAGACGGCGATATATCTGCTGGGGCAAACTACAACCCACAATCTGACGACATCAGCGCAAACTTTAAGAATGGCGGTTTTTCGGCTAACGCAAGATATAACCCCACCACAAGAGATAAAATGTTATACGCAAAATATATTTTAAATTTTTAGTAATGGTGCTTTTTAATGGCTGTTCTTAACTACACACCGCAATCAGGGGTTCTCCCGGTAGATCAAGAGCTAACTTTAGCCAACTTGGCGCAGCGCCTTTCTGGGCCAGAAAACGCATTGATGACCCGTGGCATTGGTGGGATTCTAGGAATGGCCCAAATGGCTAGAGACTACGATTACCCAGACACGGCTCTAGGGCTGTTGTCGCTACCTGCAAAGGCTGTAACCGGATTAGGTGCCGCTATGATGCAAGCACCTGCTGAAATGATAGACAGCGCCAATGAACAAGTTGCTGGATTGAATGACGGCTCCGAAGTCACTGAGGGTGCGCTTAGTATGTTAGGGATGGGCGGTGTTCTTGGGAGTATGCCAAGGGGGGCGCTTGCCAGCGGAATAGCGCGGCGAGATTTACCAAAGCAAATATCCAACCAATTCTCTGGAAGAACAGACGCAGAGCTAGACCGAGATAAGTTTGCAGATGAAGTCGCCATGCGTGACTTGGAAAGACGCGTGTATGACTTGACGAATTCTGGCGACTTTATAGATGCAGCGAAGCAATCAGGCAACAAAGTGTCTACACCGTTCACTGTCGGCGGGCCAAAGATGACAGTAGATGACATCCAAGCTATGGAGTCATC